ATGACCCGAGGTCTTTCCCGGACGCTTTCCCGTGCCGCGGCCCGCGAGGCCGGCTTTGCCCCGCCCAAGCCCGGTCTTGCCGCCAGAACGAGCGGGCAGGGCGGCGCATACCGCACCGTCTTTTCGTTCAACGCCATGCAAGTGCCGGTCACGGATGCGCTTGCCTATGCCAGCCAGAAGCTTTTCGATTTCCTCGGCGGCAAAGTGCGCATCAAGGGCGGCACCGTCAGGCTGCAATTCGCCGTGCTGACCACCCGCGCCTCGACCATCAACGACAATGCGGCACTCACCTGGTCGCTCGGGTCGGCGCCGGCGTCGAGCGCTGCTCTCGCGGGTACCGTGGTCAACGTTCTGGCCGCGACCGGCCGCACGCTGGACGGCGCCGGTGTTGCACTATCGACCGCATCGGTCGCCGATGTGGTTGCGGCGTTGACGCTCGATGGGACTGCGACGCCGGTCGATCTTTACCTGAACCTCGCCTTCGCCACCGGCACGGACATCGACGCCGATGGCACGATCGCCATCACCGGCACGATCACGCTGCTGTGGGAGAACTGGGGCGATAATGTCTAGGCGCTAATCTCCCCCCTCGAGGGGGAGATGTCGCCGAACGCGACAGAGGGGTCGGTGCGACTGAGCGTGACCTCCGGCGACATATGAGGTCGGCGTTCCACGCGCGGCTCTGGCCTGCCGGCCATCTCCCCCTCGAGGAGGGAGATACCACGCTTCGCCGCCGGTGCTCTCATCACCGGCCTTTAATTCTCAACAAAGGAACATCTCATGACAGATCTGGCAGACGTCGGGTCCGTGGTGGCTTTGCCACCGGCGGGCAACCTTGCACGGCCACCGGCCAACGGGGACAACGGGTCCGCCCCGCCGGCCGCAAAAAGTTGGTTTGACGGTCTTTCCGAAGGCAACCGCAAGCTCGCTGAAACCAAGGGCTGGACCAAGCCTGAAAGCCTCGATCGGGTTTTCACATCCTATGCGGAGCTGGAACGGCAGCAGGGTGAGAGCCTGCGCGTTCCCGCAGCGGATGCGCCTGGGGAAGACTGGGACAGGTTCCATGCCCGGTTGCCTGAGGCGATGCGCCCGCTGACATCGCCTGACAAGGTCGAGTACAGGCGCCCCGACGGGCTTCCCGAAGACTTCGCCTATTCGGATGAGCTCGCCAATGCCTCCAAGGCCTGGGCGGTCGAAGCAGGTGCCACCCCAAAGGTGGCGCAGGCCTATCATGACCGCTTCGTCGGCTACATGGCCGAGCAGGCCAAGGTGCAGCAGATCGCCCTTGCCCATTCGGTCGAAGCCACTCACGACGACTTGGTCCGCGATTGGGGACCGACCGACAGCGACGGCTTCCGCCAGAGACTGGAGGTCGCCAACCGGGCAATGAAGAAGCTCGGCCTGGTCGATGCCTATAAGGCGAAGGGTATCCTCCTGCCTGACGGCGCCTTGACCGATCCGCAAATCGCCAAGGCGTTCCACGCCATCGGCGAGGCGATGTTTAGGGAAGACACGATCGACGGTGGCGCGGCTCTGATTGGAGGCAATCCCTTCAAGCGCAACGCCGCCGGCGAACGCAACCTGACTGATATCTCAGCCCTCGTCAAAAGCGACCCCGCCCGCGCCCGGCGGCTGGCACGCGAGGCCGGCGAAAACCCCGACCTGTGGATGCCCAACAACCCCCTCTGAAGTTGGACCATGTTCTCCAGCGAAAACCGGTTCCCACTTTTCGGGATCATGGTCTAGCCGCCCCCACCAAACCTGAAGGAAGACAAAATGGCAGACGCCTATACCCGTATCGCGGACGCGATCGTTCCGTCCGTTTATGCACAATACTCGTTTGAGGAGCATGTCCAGTCGCTTGAGATCTACCAGGCCGGAATCCTGTTTTCCGACCCGGCCATCGCCTCGAAGCTCTCCATGGGCGGGCGTTCCGTCGACATGCCCGGCTGGAAGGATCTCGGCAACGATCCGTCCGAACCGGTCAACGACGATCCGGCCGACTCTATCGAGATGAAGAAGATCGGCGCGCGCCGTGAGGTGGCTGCCCGCAATGTCCGCGCCCAGGCGTGGGGCATTCCGGACCTGACATCGATCCTGGCCGGCGACGACCCGCAGAAGCTGATCGTGCGCCGCCAGACCGACTATTGGCAGCGTGCCAACAAGTTGACGCTGCTCGGTATCCTGAAAGGGGTGCTGGCCGACAACATCGCCAATGATAGCGGCGACCTGGTCCGCGCCACCGGCGCCTCCATCGTCGACACCGACATCATCGAGGCCGCCTATCTGATGGGCGACCGTGCCGACAAATTCAAGACGATCTGGATGCACTCGAAACAGATGAAGGCGCTGAAGCTCGCTGACCTCATCGACTATGTGCCGCCCTCCGAGCAGGGCGGGCCGCTGATCCCGTACTATATGGGCTTGCGGGCCGTCGTCGACGACGACATCCCGGTCGCGGCGGGCGTCTACACGGCCTTCATGTTCAAGGACAAGGCGATCCTGTGGAACGAGTTGCCGGTCAACACCGAAGGCGGGCCGCTGGAGTTCGACCGCAAGCCGCGCCAGGGTCATGGCGGCGGCGTCACCGAAATGGTCGGGCGCCGGCATTTCGTGCCGCACGTTCCGGGCACACGTTTCCTCGACGCCTCCTCGGCCGGCGAGTTCGCTACCGATGCGGAGCTGGCGCTGGCGGCGAACTGGGACCGCACGGCATCGAGCGTCAAGAACATGACCTTCATCGCACTGAGGACGACCGAGGCCTGAGCGAGACCAGAAGGGGCGGGGCGTCAGAGCTCCCGCCCTTTCTGGATGGTAGACCGGCCATTTTGGCGAATCCCAAATTCGCGCGCCGTGTTGCCCAAAGTGATCCGAGTTTTGGTCTGGCTACACTGCAGTTGCACGTCGACCAATCGCCGTCACCGAACGGTTACACAAAACGGCGATGCTGCTTGTCTTGGCAAAGGAGGTAATCATGAACATGACGTACAAGGCAGTTCAGGAAGTGCTCCGAAAAGCGGGCGTTGTGATGAGCAAAAAGGGGGAAGTTCACCGCATAAACTTCTTCAGCGGTCTGGAAAACACCGCCTACTACACGACAAGTCTTCAAGATGCTCTGGACAAGGGTTTGGCGATGGCGAGGGGCACTGGAAAGCTGCAAGCAAGCGCTTTTGCCAAGCCAGCCGAAGCAGGGCGGCGGATCTCGACGAGCGCACGCCTCGGCTGATGCCGCGGGATTTCAGGCCGCAAGTCATCGCCGCGTTGCGCGGCGACATCGTGAAACTGCAATAGCCGTAATATTATCGTCTTTTTCTGTGCTCGAACGGGCACAAGGGACCAAAAACGCAGCCCAAGCCACCCGTTCCTGACGGGTGGTTGGTATCGTGACGGGTTCCACGCACAAGACGTGCGAACGTTTTGCTCAAGCCAAAAATCACCAAAATCCCCAGCCGCTACGAAGCGGCTTTTTGCTGTGGGGCCGCCATGCCCTGCCTTTCCCGATCCACACTGACGGAGGCCCTTAACCATGGCCATCACCCCGCTCGACATCGCCAACATGGCGCTTGGCGTCCTCGATGAGGCGCCGATCGATTCACTTGACCAAGATGCGAAACCCGCGCGTTTGCTCAATCTGCATTTCGACCTGACGCGGGAGGCGGAACTGACGAAACACGCCTGGGTGTGCGCCATCCTGGCGGCTGCCGTCGCCGGGTCCGATACCGGCAGTGGCGAGGGTACGCTGAACTTTGCCTATGAATTGCCTGTGGACTGCCTGCGGCCGTTGCCGCTGACCCATAATGGCGAGCCGGACGGCGTGCCGATCTCGTGGCGGCAAGAAGCCGGGCTGATCTATTGCGACCAGCCGGGGCCGCGCCTCATCCGCTACGTCGCCAATCTGACCGATCCGAACGACTGGGACGCGCTGTTCACCGAAGTGCTCGTTGCAGCGCTCGCCATCAAGATCGCGCATCCGCTGACCCACAAAAGCGGCATGGTCGACATCGCCCGCGGCGCCTATGACGGGGCGCTCGACGCGGCGTTCGGCGCCAACGCCATCCAGCGTGGCGGCAGGCTTTCGACATCGTCCTGGGCGATCCTGCGCGGCGACAAGCGGTGTGTGCGCTGATGACGACGCTCTATCCCATCCAGGACACATTCGTTCGCGGCGAGATCAGTCCGCGATTGCATGCGCGCGCTTCGCTCGATCTTTATCGGGCAGCACTTTCCAAATGCGAGAACTTTGTCACCTTGCCGCATGGCGGCATCAGGAAGCGCGGCGGCACCATCTTCGTCGGCGAGGTAAAGAACGCGGCAAAGACAACGCGCGGCGTCCCGTTCATCTTCTCCTCCGAGCAGGCCTACTGCCTGGAGTTCGGCGACTTCTATATCCGCGTCTATGCCTATGGCGCCCGCGTCGGCACGGTCGAGATCGCTTCGCCCTATGCGGAAGCCGACCTCTTCGATCTCGCCTATGTGCAGTCGGCCGATCAGATGTGGATCAGCCACAAGGACTATCCGCTGAAGTTGCTGACCAGGACAGCGCACACGACATGGACGCTGGAGGATTTCGAGTTTGAAGACGGCCCCTACGACCCGATCAACGATACCTCGACGACGCTGACGCCGGCCGATTACGGCTCGCTGACACCGGCGATGACGGGTCTTATCTCACCATCGGGAACTGTTACATCGACCGGCGCGGCGGCCGATGCATGGGAGGCCTTCGACAAGGACGTCGGCACCGACGTTGAATGGAGCGGCGTCACGGCCGGGTTCGTTGGATATCGACAGGCTGGCAGTGCGCAAGTCGTTGTCGATGCTTACTACGTGACGGCAACCGACAGCGTCAACATCGGCCGCCAGCCTGTTTCGTGGAAGATTGAAGGTTCGAACGACGGCTCTACATGGACGGCGCTTGACAGCCAGACCGGGCAATCCGGCTGGTCTGGTGGCGAGACGCGATATTACGAGTTCTTCAACAAGGCGGCGTTCGAATATCACCGCTTCCGTTGGTTGGGCGTCAACGGGCAAGGATCGTCCCAGTTCGCCGAAGTGACCATGAACAAGGCGGCGGAGAGCCAGACGCCGTTCAATCTCACAGCCTCTTCGATCGTCGGGATAAATGACGATGCTGGTTTTCAAAACAGCGATGTCGGGCGGGCTGTCCGCTTGCTGGGCTCCGACGGCCGCTGGCGGTGGGCGAAGATCATCAGCCGGACCAACGCCACGGTCGTCACCGTCCAGCTTTATGGACATGCGCTGCCCGATCTTAGCCCAATTACCCGCTGGCGGCTCGGGACATTCGTGCCCGGAAAATATGTCGAAAGCGGTTCGCTCCATGAGGAGCGGCTGGCCTTCAGCCGCAGATTTTCGGTCTATGCGTCGGCGACCGGCGACTTCGACAATTTTGCGCTGGGCGAGAAGGACGACGCCGCGCTGGAATTCGTCCAGGCCGGCGGCGGCCAGGCCAACGACATCGTCTGGATCGCCGATTCCGACGGCGCGCTTTTGATCGGCACATCAGGCGGCATCCGGGCGCTGTCGGGCTCCGGCATTGACGAGGCGCTGACGCCGTCCTCGTTCAAGAACCGCAATTCGCGCACCTTCGGCTGCGCCCGCATCCGCCCGGTCGCTGCCGGGCAGTCGTTTCTCTATGTCACTCGCAGCCGCAAATCGATCGCCGAGCTGGTGCAGACTTCGGTCAATAAATTCACCTCCGACGACATCGGCCAGATCTCCGAGCACATTCCCAAGCAAGGCGTCGTCGAGCTGGCGTTCCAGACCGACCCCGATCCGGTGCTGTGGTTCCCGCTCGAAAATGGCGAGCTCGGCGGCTACACGCACCAGCCGTCGCAAGACGTGCGCGGCATGCACCGGCATCGCGTCGGTGGCGCCTTTACTGGTTCGGAATGGGCGATCGTTGAAAGTGCGGTTGTGACGCCAGGCCAGAACGGCGCCGACGATATCTGGCTGTTCGTCAAGCGCAGCATCGGCGGCGTGACCAAGCGCACCATTGAGATCATGACGGCGCCGTTCGAATATGGCGGCCTCGACGACGCCTTTCAGGTCGATTGCGGCCTGACCTATTCGGGGGCCGCCGTCAACGCAATCTCCGGGCTCGATCATCTCGACGGCGAGAGCGTCGAGGTTCTGGCCGGCGGCAAAGTCTATAGGGGCCTGCCCGTCGCTGCCGGCCAGGTGGCACTGCCGGGCGGCGCTCTAGCTGCGAAATGGCAGGTAGGGCTCGGCTACCGCTGCGAGGCCAACACGCTGGAACTCGATCTGGGCGGCCGCGACGGTTCGATCATCGGCCGCCGCAAGAAGGTCGCCAAGGTGATGATGTCGCTGCTCGAGACCGACACGTCGGGGCTCGAAGTGCAGTCCTTCCTTCGCGGCCGCTGGGAGAAGGTGCGCATGCCGAGCATTGTCGCGCCAGACGGCCGGGCGACGCTATTCACCGGCAACGTCGAGGTGCCGATCGACGACAGCTGGGAAGGGCAGGGCAGAGTGAAGATCCGCCACGTCAACCCGACGCCCTGCACCATCCGGGCGTTCACGCCAGTATTTGATGCCGAGCCTTAGCAAGCACTGATCTTCCCCCTTGAGGGGGAGATGTCGCCGAAGGCGACAGAGGGGGTCGGCACGTCCTGACGCAGCCCCCATCACCTCGTTCGCGGGCGAGAACGCCGGCGCTCCTCGCGAGACGATCCCCTCTGGCCTGCCGGCCATCTCCCCCTCGAGGGGGAGATCACCGCTCCGCCCTCCATCGCTTTCCCACAAGGAATTCCCCGTGACCCCATTCCCCCATGCCGAAGATCTCGGCAGGGCGCGGACGGCTGCCGATTTCGTTGCCGTCATCGCCTTGCTCGACACCGATCTCAACACTGCTGCCGCCCGCAAACAGGAGCTGGAACAAGCCGAGGATCGCGCGATCTTCGGCGACGGCGACTTGGGCGAGCTGCGCGCCGCGCTCACCGACTGCAATGCGGCAATCGCGCTGCTGGAGAAAACCGTCGAGGCAGCGAACAAGCGCCGCGCCGAAGCCGCCGAAAGGGAAGCGCGGGCCGACATCGCAGCACTTGGCGACGAGATCAAGTCCAAGGCCACTTCGCTCGGCGAGCGTTGGCGAGCCGTCCACCGGCTGATCGAGCAACTGCGCCAGGAGTTGTTCGAGGCCGATGCCTTGAGCCGCACCATTGCCACCGCCAACGGCCTGTTCGACGCCGCCGGCGTTGCCGAGCTGAAGATCAATCTGACCACCACCCGGCGCGCTGCCATGGCCGGATCGCGCGCGGCAGTGCCTGCCCGTCTCAGCCGGCCGGCGATCCAGGCCGACAGACTGCTTCTGTCCTTCCTCAGCCCCGGCGGCGCGCTCGACCCGCGCCCGGCGCTCGGCGCGCCGGTTAAAGGCGTCAAAAGCAAATTCACTCCCGCCAGCGAACGAGGCTGACCATGTGCACACTTGCCCTTATCGGCACGGCTCTTTCGGTCGGCGGCGCGCTGGCCGAGGGCCAGCAGTCCAGGCAGATGGCCGACTATCAGGCCAAGGCCTATGAGCAGCAGGCGCGGGCCGAGGCTCAAAGCGCGGCTTTCGAACAGGGCCAGGAGCGCCACAAGCAGGACCTCTTGCTGTCGCAGGCGCGCGCCCAGGCCGGCGCCTCGGGCGTCGGCATATCAGGCTCGCCGGCCGAAGTGCTGGCCGCCAATGCCAGGCAGGGCCAGCTCGACATCAAGGCGATCCAGTACGGCTCGCAGCTGCGCCAGAACAGTCTCACCACGCAAGCCGCGATCTCGCGCTTTTCCGGCAAGCAGGCGGTCACTGCCTCGATCTTCAAGGCCGGCGGCAATCTCGTCGATGGCCTCTCCAAAATCCAGGACCCGACCAGGGCGGCCGCCCCAGGCGCGACCGCCAGCGCGGTGTCGAGCCGAGCCGTGATCTTCGGCAGCTCGGCCCTCAGAGCCCCGTGGGCAGGGAACAACTAGATGGCCACCATCCCCCTCCAGCTTGCCCAGCGCCGGCTCGATACCGGCAATGTGGTTTCCTATTCCGGCGGCTCGCCGGTCGGCGCCGCCATGCAGGGCTTTGGCGACGAGCTTACGGCCGTCGCCGAGCGCTACCGGCAGCAGAAAGAGCAGCAGGAAGCGTTCGATGCCGAGATCATGCGCCGGCAGTTCGACGGGCAGATCGCGCAGGCCGAGAATGACGCGACCCAGAACGCGCCGGCAGACGGCAGCGGCCTGCATGACACAATGTATGGCCAGGTCGACCTTCGCACCGGCCAGGTGGTCAAGCCAGGCCTGTTCGACACGCTGTTCGACGGCATCCTGCCGAAGATACCCGAGAGCCAGCGCGCCAACTTCATCAAGCAAAAGGAGGCGCTGCGCGCGGCCGGCTCGACGCGGATGGCCACCAGGCAGCAGGCGCGCCGTGACGAGTATGAGCTGGCCGAGTGGAGCAAGGTCGATAACTTCTACACGGGCTCCATCGCGCAGAGCGATCCCAGCGACACCGGCACGTTCGAGGTGATCAGGCAGAGTGGGCACGACCTGATCGCCAAGATCGGCAATCCGGCAGCCAGGCAAGCGGCCGAAGCGGCCTGGCGCAGCAACACGGCAAAGGCGCTCGTCCAGGCGATGATCGCCCAGGACCCGAAGCGCGCCGCCGAGATGCTGGGTACGGGGCAGGGCGCGACCGACGGCAGGACTAAGGACGATACCGTTGAGGCTGTTGATGGACCGCCGGCGAGCGGGTCTGGCGTGCTGGCTTCGCGCGATGCGCTTTCTGGCGGCCTCCCGCCTGACGAAAGACCGGTCCGCGGAGATTCCGTGCAGTCCGACGGACAGGCCGTCTGGGCGGCGGCTCCCTGGATCGCCGAATTGTCGCCGGATGACGTGCAGGATCTCGGCCAGAAGGCGCAGGTGGCGATGACGGCGCAACTCTTCGATGCGCGCACCAACATCGACCTCGCTTACCAGAATGCGCCGGACGCCCTCATGTATACCGGCGACTATTCAGGCGAAGTTCCAGGTCCCGACGACTTCACCGCCGTCTACGGCGCCGAGGAGGGCGGCAAACAACTTCAAGGCCTCAACAGGACGTTCGATGCTGGCCGTCAGGCGTTCGGCATGCTCGGGATGCCGAACGACGCCATTGAGGCGAAGGTGGCGGCGGCCAAGCCCAAGCCGGGCAGTGCAACGCCGGAAATGGATCAGGCACAGTTTGAGATAACCGCCTCTGCCGCCACGCAGGTTTTGCAGGCCCGCGCTGCCGCCCCTTCCGACTTTGCTCGCAAAGTCGATCCCAGCCTGGACACTGCATGGAACGAAGTGTCGAAGCCCGACAGTTACGATCCGGCCGCTTATCAGAAGGCGATCGCTCGCTCTGTCGCTGTGCAGCAGCAGCTTGGCATCAAGAACATCCAGCCGCTGCCGCAGAGTGTTGTCAAAAACCTCCTTGACACGTTCCTAGACCTAGACGGATCGCAAAGCGGCAAGGATGCAGCTTTAAGCCGTCTGTTTGCCGGGACGTCCGATCCGAGTGTTCTTGCGGCTATATCCGGGCAACTTGCTCGCGCCGGCTTATCTCGTCTGCTGCGAGGTACGGCACTCGAATTGCCGATGACGCCGGCGGAAATGCAAGCGCACGAGGCCGAATTGGCTGTCATGGCGCAGAACCCGCCAGCTTTTGGAGAGCTCAGCAAGTATGACCAAACCCTACGCGACAAAGTTGCCGCATGGGCGATTGGCGATAATAAGGCGAGTAGCGCTTGGGGAAAAGTCGTCCAAGGCGCGCTCGGCTCCAGAGGCGCTGGCGGCAATGATAGTTCGCTAGTCGATTTCATGCCGTTGGTCGGCGCCTTGTTTTCAGCGCAGGAAGCAAAAAGAGCTTTCGAAAATGGCAACTATGGGGAAGCAGCGCTTGATTCGTTGGGCATTGTTCCCACCGGACTTTGGGGCGCCGCGGTCAAGCGCGCTGGCAAGCTTGCCAAGCCGCTGGAAGAAGTTCTTTCCGAAGGGGCGAACCTTCATTCTGGTGTCAGTGACTTCCCAAGGCGGCCCGCCGATACCAACCTCGATATCGTCTCGGATGATCTGGCTCCCCCGATCTCGACTGGCAAAGCGGAAGAGATCAAGAGGCCGTATTCAAATTTGAAGGACCCACCAACCGTTGGGCCTGGCAAGAAACCGACAAAGGCGCAGAGAGCGAAGATTTACGAGCAGAATAGGAAGCTGAGAGGTGGAGTGTTAAGATCAGATCGTAGTGGTAAAGAGCTAATGGTGGGAAAACAGAGCAAAAAAGGGGTTACTCCTCCAGAAAATGAAGCGCATCTAGATCATATAGATCCGGTTGTTCCGCGCGACCCGATAAAAGTACCCGGCTCAAACAGTTATAGCAATTTTCAGGTCCTTTCTCGCGGCGAGAATATAGAAAAATCAAACAAATAGGTGAAGCCGTGAAACGATGGAAGTTCGAAGATCCAGAAAATTTGGCTGTCATTGTAAACCAGAAAGTATTTGATAGGGACGGTTGGATTGCGTACGTTTCCCATGATGCCGATGATGAGTCATGGCAGTTCCATGTAAGTGAATCTGAATTTGATGAAAATGATTTGATCGTAGTAGGTTTAGGTGAGATAATTGAGCATGATGAGAGTGTTGCGGAGTTAGCGGACTTGCCGTTGGGCTGGCACGCATGGCGCGATACAAAGTCATCACCATGGAGACGCGGTAAAATCACCTAAACACATATTAATGGCAGCAGGTTTACTTCCGCTTTTGAACCGGTTGAAGCTGAACGAATAGGCGAGCAGTGACGGCGGAGAATAACATGAACACAGCCACCCCGGACCTCGGTAGAGTCAGTCGTTTGCCGCTTCCGGCCGGCGATCCGGACGCAGACGATAACCTTGACGCAGCTCTTATCGAAGCTCGTCAATATCTTCAGTTCTATGACTGGGGAAAGGCTATCAAGGCGAATATCTCGGATATGGTGCCGAGGGGATAATCTATATTTTTCTCTTCGAGATTTCACCCGACAGACCAGATGTGCCCCAATGGATATGGGTAATCGTGGGTGATGTACCTCCAGCATATATACCCGGCGACGACCTCAAGACTCCATATGATGCGCTGGACGGATATATCGGCGCCATGGAAGAGTGGGTTGAAGCCGCGCGGCAGGGAAAGTCGGTGGCGGATTTGATCTCGGTCAATGTTCCGGCGAATCCCGCCAACGCAGAAATGCTGGATCGACGCCTCAAATTCCTCGATGAGAAGGTCCTGCCGGACCTTCGAGAGTGATGCATTGGCGCTTGCCAGCAAGCGCCGGCAATCGTGCCAGGCGGCCGCGTTCAGTCGCGCTGACATCAGGCGGTGGTCTGATTGTGGTCATGATGGTAGCCTATGGCAGCCTCCAATTGTCGCGCAAGCGGGTGGCCGGGAGACCATGCCAGGCCAGCCGACTTTTCAGATGAAGGACTGTTCCTATCTTGTCGCGTTTAGACTCTTATCCGATCGCCGCAAGGATCGTTTTTCTGGTCACGTTGGCCGGCGTTCTCATGCTCGCTCTTCTGCCGGTGCGGTTCTTGCCGGATCTCGGCATGGCCGTTCATGATGACAAGCTCAATCACGCAGCCGCGTTCGCCGTTTTGGCGGCCTTGGGAAGTCTTGGCTGGCCTGAGCACAAGGTAAGGCTGATTATTCTCCTCGCTTTTATCGGCGCGGCGATCGAGATTCTTCAAGGCGCGCAGCTGATAGGGCGCGATCTGGATGCGCTCGACTGGGTTGCCGACTGCGCCGGCATGGCGTGCGGGCTGACGATTGCCAGCTGGACAAAGAGGCGCGTTGGCGGATTGCCGTAGGCCGCAGCGGTCTTGGGCGCCCTTTTTCTTTCAAGACAAGACCCCGGCTAAACTCCGGATACGCCATGGACCCGCACGTCCTGTGGGCGCGCTGAAATCATAGAGCACTTTTCAGGCCTCGCTTCGCGGGGCTTTTCATGGAGCAAGCCTGATGGCCCGACCTGCAACTGCCGCCGTTCGACTTCTGACCGGCGAACGCGAACCCGTGCGTCTGGCGACCACGGCCAACATTATCCTCCAGGGACTCAAAGCCATCGACGGTGTCATGACCGAAGTCGGCGATCGAGTGCTGGTCAAGAACCAGACCGACGCAAGACAGAATGGCATTTACACCGCCTCGGAAGGGACTTGGTACCGCGCCGCCGATGCGCGCTCGGCCCGCACCTTGCAGAAGGGAACAACGGTTCACGTACAGGAAGGCACAGTTTCGGCTGCCTTCACGTATTCGTTCCAAACATCAGATCCGGTCATTGGGACCGATGACATCCTCATCACCTTCTATCTATCTGACAGTCTGGTAAGCGATGCGACGGCTGCTGTGGACGCGCTGGTGGATGAGGCGGCGCTCGCGGCGGCGCAGGCTGCGGCACTCGCCGGGCCGGGATACGGCGTCAACATCGGTAGCCCGATCGACCGCCCATCCGACTTCACGGTCACTGGTTCGGACATGGGCATCCTGCACATTGTCACGACCGGCCTTGGCGTCACGCGCCTCGTCACCATGCCACCCGCCAATGCGCATGTCGGCAAAGCCATATCGATCCTCGTTCCGTTCGATCAGGACGGCATCGTCCAGTTTCTCGCCACGCCGGGGCAGGCGACCAGCCTGATCAGCGACTACACGACGGATCAATTCTACCTCTGGGCGGGCGAGCAGATCACGCTCTACGCCACGACGTTGAGGTGGATCATTCTCGACTGGAAGAAAAACCCTATGCATCTGCAGGCATCCGCGCCTGCCGCCGATGTCGCGCTGCCTACGGATCAGACACCGGTTGAAATCACCGGCTGGACGACGACAACGGCTGGCACCTATTTGCGGCGTTCTGCCCTTGCGCTGGATGGTGGGGCTCCGGTCCGGGCGCGGCTTCCTCGCAGAGGCATCTATCTCCTTGAATTTGAGTGTTTCGTCACGTTTTCCGCTGCCCCATCCAGCCTCTATGCCTACGTCAACCAAGCGGGCTCCAGCGTCATAGCAAATCGGGGATATGTGCAGCCCATTCAGCCGTCGGCTCCTACGCAAGGAGTGGTTCGTCTCAGGCAAGTGTTTTCCAACAATCGAATAACATTGAACCTATACCTGCTTTGCTTAGGTGGAACGGCACCTGTTCTCGCCGGGACCTCCTCGTCACCCCGCATTCGTTTGACAGAGTTGGCGTGATGGTTGCTTTCTGGCGCCTGACCGACGAGACCTCACCCGCCATCGTCTATGACAGTTATTTGCCTAACGCCGCGGAACTGCTGGTTTCGGATTATGCCGGCATTGCCGAGCGAAGCGCTGCAACATTGCGCTTTCTGCGGCCGATCTCGGAAGGCAATAACTACAAGCACGCCACGCCGGGAAGCCGCGTTTCGTTCATCACCAATGCGACAAGCCTGCGACTGACGCTGTTTTGGAATGCGCTGATCACCCGGCTTGATACATTCCGGTCAATCGGCTCTATCCTGATCGACGGCACGGAAACTCTGACCTTCGCCTGCCCCTTCGCCGCGAATGTGGCGGGGACATCCGAGCCGGTCTTCGCGCTGCCGGCCGGCTCGAAAAGAGTGACAATCGTTTGGCCCTACGCGGCGGGGCTCGAACTTCACAAGGTTCAAGTGAACACCGAGGCAACGATGGCGATTGCCGCGAGGCCTGGCGGCAAGCTCGCCGTTGCGGGAGATAGCATTTCGCACGGCTTCATGGCCACGCGTTCAACGCTGACATGGTCCTATAAGCTCGCGGTCCTCAAAGGCAGGCAACTCGTCAACATAGCGAATGGCAGTGAGGGAGCCGTAGCGGCCAATGGTTCTGCGCTGGCAGGGCTGGGTGCCGACCGCGTGACGTACATGATCGGCTACAACAATTTTGTCGCTCAAACGCCAATCGCAACATTTCAGACCGCCGTTCAAGGATGGATATTCAACGCCCGAGCGGCGTTGCCGGCCGCCAAGATCTACCTCGTCAGCCCGATCTACTCGCCCAACACAAACACAATCGCGCTCCAGCAATACCGGGATGCCGTGCAGGCGGCCGAGTTGGCGGCGGGAGACGCGGAAACGTTCTTCATAGATGGGCTCTCGATCATGACCAACAATGCCGACCGGCTGGTTGACGGCATCCATCCGAACGACGTTGGCGCCGGTGAGATCGCGGCAAACATGGCCCCGTTGGTCAACGTGTAAGGCCTCGCTGGACGTTTTTTGATGGCTGTGGCAGAGAGATTGCGAGATCGCCTCAAGGGAGCCTTCAATGGCCAATGCCGGCAGCATCATCGACATCTATGACGACTACTACACCGATGGAAAAGTAGCCGCAAAACGGGAAATCGCATCAAACCAGTCGGTCGGACACATCGAGGCGATCATTCAAGAACAGTCCTTCGAAAAGATACTCGACATTGGGGCCGGCGAGGGCGCTGTGCTGGACAAGCTGAATAAGAAGGGCCTCGGGAAGACCCTTGGCGCCGTCGAGATATCGACCAGCGGCGTCGATGCGATCAAGGCCAGGAAAATCGCTAACCTAGCCAGCCTCGACATCTTCGACGGCTACCATATTCCACACCCCGACAAGTCCTTTGACCTCGGTCTTGCCATTCACGTCGTCGAGCATGTCGAGCACGAGCGGATGTTCTTGATGGAGGCAGCGAGGGTCTGCAACAAACTCTATATCGAAGTGCCGCTGGAGCATACGAGGAACCTGCGTAAAGCCATACGGATGTCAGGACCATATGGGCACATCAACTTTTACACGCCGCTGACCTTCGACAATCTGCTCAAGACGTCTGGCCTCAGAGTGGAGAGACTGATGACGTTTGCTCACGATCTCGCTTATGAACAACACCTAGCCGGGCGGTCCAAAGGATGGGTGAAATACAAGTTGCGGACCGAATTTCTCAAGGTCGCGCCCAAAACTGCGGTGCGGAACATGGCGTACATGGCTGGAGCGCTCTGCAGCACTAAGTAGTTAATTCCGAGAGGTCGCGGACCTTTTTAGCTGGAACGCCGGCAACGACCGTGAAGGGCTCCACGTCCTTCGTGACGACGGACGCCGCGCCGACGACTGCGCCCTTGCCGATCGTGACACCTTTCAGGATTGTCGCGCCAAAGCCGATCCAGACATTCTCATTGATTGTGATCGGCGCGATTGCGACACCCGACCAGTTCTTTTTGCCTTGATGCCACTCGGCGACATCGTTTGTTCGCTGCCTCCAATCCAGCGAGTGCGAGTCGTGGTCAACGATTGTCGTACCCCATGAGATAACGACATCGTCGCCAATAGCGATGTGTTCTGCAGCGACTAGGTGGCTCTTGCCGATGTAGCAGCGCCGTCCGATCGTGATCCGCGCTTCTGGTCGATCGAACGAGAAGTAGCAGTTGATGATCCCGTTCTCGCCGATCGCATGATGACCACGGCTGGCAGTGCGGACACTCTGGATGTTCATCTTTGTTCCTGGTCCGGCATTGATGCCGGCTAGGCGATACATGAACCGCGGGACGAACGGCATATCAGTTTCGCCCGGAACGCGATTTCGGTAACCTTTCGACGATAATTCGCGATTCCTCGAAGAATCCGAAATGGACTGAAAGGCGCTTGAGGCTTTGTGCTACCGGCTGGTCAGTGCGCGTCATCAGGTTGCCCACGTTTCCGCCGCTATTTGCGGGAAGCGGCGGCGCTTTGCAAGCGTGATGGTGAGGTGTTCACATTCTAATTCGTTTGGTGCGACACGGCCTCTGGCAAAGAGCCGGTGCAGGTAGCACTTCGCCATTGCAGATAGGCTTAGACCGAGCGGCTTCGTCTTGCCGGTCAATGATTTCGGCGGCGTGTGCCGGCGTATCTGCCTGACGGCAGGACTGGTTTGATATATGGATTCAAAGGCTTGACTTGGAGTGATCTTTGCTCGTTCAAAAGACACGCCGACCCAAGCCAAATACACAGCCGAATGGCGCAGCGGCTAGCGATGGTTGTCTTGCGGTTTATTGTGATGCTGGCTGTTCGACCACCAGACAAAATACAGCGAACCCATCTTCATGACCGGCACGCGGCGCTCGCGTTCCCGTACCCGCAATTCCCGATAGACTTTCATCTTCAGGGTGCCGCCCGGCAACTTGATACGCACTGCCATCGGTTCAACTCCCGCCGTGCAACGCAATGATGATGTGCAATGCAGCAATTAGAGACCTTCCCTTGCGGAAGAGTCAACATCGCATCACTGACTATTTCTGTGACGATCCACGGTACAGGCGTCGGATAACGGTTTTATGATCACGACGGGGTTACAGCGCGTCGCGTGCCGGATCGTCCGGTGCACTCGGTTGGTCGTTCAATGGGCGCCGCCGGTTCGACCACCAGGTGAAATATAGCGTCCCCCATCTTCAGAACCGGGATGCGGCGGGCGCGCTCGCGCTCGCGCAATTCCCGATACACCTTCATCTTCAAGGTGCCGCCGGGCAACTTGATACGAACAGCCATCAGCCCAACCTCATTGTGCAGTGCAGCAAATAGAGGGCTTCAGGAAGGGAAGAGTCAATGGGCGGTCATTGACTTTTTCTGGGGCTATTTCCGGAGACTGGTTTCAGAAGGATCCGGGCGCCGGCGCAGGCTCATCGTTCTGGCGGGCGCCGGCGGGATGGACGATCCGACATGCTGCTCGGCCACCAGATAATGAAGTAATTTCCGACCTGCCAGACCGGGACTTCGCGCTTCTGTTCGCGGCGGCGCAGCTCGTCCCTCGTCTTGATCTTCAAGGTTCCGCCCGGAAGCCTGATCCTTATTGTCACGTGCCCTCCCGCACCCTGTGTCCCACAAGGTACGAACGGTTCATGGGAGCGGTTTCATCCCGGCTAAGCAATTTCGGTTCAGGCGGCGGCGCGGATCGAGCTGTTCTCAGGTGGTCGACACCGTCACTTGAAGAAATCCGCCATGCCTTGGATGGCCAGGAACGCGTAGAGGATCGGCCCAGCGACCAGCCCGCAATAGAGGCAGAAGATCGCTGCCAGCGCCACAAGCAGGGGCTTGTCGCGGCCGACCGCGCATAGTTCGGCCTTCACCGTCCAGCGCGCCGCGGCTGTTCCTTCGTCTTGCGATATGGGCAAATCCCCATCCTCCCGTTCGGCCCATTTCACACAATCGGTTGCAAACATCAACCTGCCCGCGAGGGCGGAAAGGACAAGACCATGGACACTACGTTCAAGGGCGCCGCCAGGCGCCTGGACGACCTCGATCTGCCGAGGCTAGGCGCCAGGATTGGCGTCGGCGAGGATGAGATCCCCGCCTTTCTCGATGTCGAGACCAGCGGGCATGGCTTCGACGCGCAGGGCCGGCCGATCATCCTGTTCGAGCCGCATGTCTTTTTCCGCAACCTCTCGGGGGCGGCGCGGGCGCAAGCCGTCGCGGCCGGCCTTGCGTATCCCCGGTGGGGCGAAAAGCCTTATCCCCGGGACAGCTATCCGCGCCTGAAAGCCGCCTGCGCCATCGACCAGACGGCGGCGCTCAGATCGACGTCGTGGGGGCTCGGCCAGGTTCTCGGTGAGAATTTCAAAGCGGCCGGCTTCCTCACCGTGCAGGCCATGGTCGAAGCCATGATGGAAGACGAGGCACTGCAACTGGCGGCGGCGGTCAATTTCATCGCGGCGAACCGGCTGGACGACAATCTGCGCAACCACGATTGGGCCGGATTCGCCAATGGTTACAACGGCTCCGGCTATAAGAAAAACGCCTACGATATGAAGCTCGCCAATGCGTTTGCCAAATGGTCGCGCATCAAGGACACGCCGTGGCCGCAATCAGCCCAGCCAGCGGCCGCGAAGCCGGTCCCCGCTCCGTCGCCGAAGCCGGCCGCGCCGACGGCAGCGGCCCCTGTGCCAGCGACAACGGCAAAGCCAACCCCTGCCGCCGTGCATGTCGAGCGCAATCCGTTATGGGCCGCGCTCTCCACAATTCTCAAAGCCATCTTCGGAAGGAAATGATCATGGCTCGCTATTCGAAGTTCATCATCGCGCTCACCGGCATCGCAACGCTGATCGGCCTCCAGCAATTCCAGGTTGAAATTCCCGGCCTTAGCGATGTCGTGCGGGATCTGATAGTTGGCGCGCTTGTTGCCAGCGGCGTCTATCACGTGCCGAACAGGAGGTGATCAGATGGACGCCTTCTGGATACTCACGGCGCTGGTCGCGTGGCTCGCTTTCGGCATGGCCGGCCTGATCCTCTATATTGCTTTCATGATGGCGACGGGGAGGCGTATCTTATGACCACGATCCTCACCATTCTCAGCGCCATCATCGGCAACAAGACTGTTGCGGCTCTCTTCGCCGCGGCTGTCGGCGGGCTCGGGCTGTACGTCGCCGGCGGCATCAACCGGGCCAAGAAGGAAGCGGCGACGCGGGGTGCCGAACGTCTTGCGGCCCGCACTGAGGCCGACAAGATCGACCAAACTGTTGCTGGCATGTCTGACGCCGAAGTTCTGAAAGGACAGTCCAGATGGTCACGCCCAAAATCCTAGCGGTTGTAACTTTCGTGGCGCTGGCGGCCTGCCAGCATTCCGGCGGTAGCTTCTGCGATGTCTCGAAACCGAACCGTGATCCTGTCGAGGACATGACACCGGCAGAGGCCCGAACGGCACTAACTCACAATCTCAAAGGCGCAAATCTTTGCAGGTGGAAACCATGAACGAATGGTTCGATGTCCTCGGCATCAAAGGTCCGGTTGTCGCTGCAGGCTTAGCAGGCGGCGTTCTAAGGGCCTTGTCGCGCCACCGCTACAAGGTCCGCGAGATGGTGGCGTCGCCGATCTGCGGCGCGCTGGCAGCTGCCTATCTGACGCTTCCGGTGGTGCATTATTTCCGCGCCACCGGCCTGCCGGTTCCGGCCACAGACGACGACACCACGACGCTAGCCGCGGCGTTCCTCATCGGCGTCTCGGCGATGTGGATCTCGGACATCGTCTTCGAGGTGGTGGTGAGGCGGTTCAAGCCGGAGAAGGAGGACTGAGATCGCGCCTGTTTCCTGTCTTGTTGTGCCGCAGCAACAGCATTCCACGGGAAGGCGACTCCGGTGGAAGGTTGCGGAACCACGGGCGAAGGTACACGTTAGACACAACCTTTGTGAGGATGCATCATGCCAGCTCGCGCAATCGTCTCGACCGCCGCAGCGATCCTGCTCGCCGCCACAAGCATGGCTTACGCCCGGCCGGATGCACGCACCATGACATGCGAACAGACGCAGCAGCTGATCCGAAGCCGGCGCGCGGTCGTCCTCACCACCGGCCGCAACACCTATGACCGGTATGTCCGTCAGTTCGGCAACGAGTGCGACTGGCCCGAAGTACCTGTTACCTCCTATGTCAGGACGCGTGATGGTCAATGTCGGCTCCATCGATGCGAGGAACCGGTCTTCGATTTTCCGGACTGA